GAATCGAATCGGTCGGACGACCTAGTTTTGACTGCGGATTGGTGGCCGACGGGACATCTAACTTTCTACGCGGTGAAAAGTTCGACTAACCTTTTGATTTTTCGCTCGAACGCTCCGTCACCGGATACACATCGTAGTCCTCGCTGAGTTCGACCGGGACGACCCGAATCCGCCCTTGCGTGTACTCGCCGGGATTTAGTTCACGCGCCGCTCGTTCGGCATCTTTACGCGAGGAGAATTCGACCGTCTGGTAACTGACGACCCGCTCCTTCATGTCGGACCAGCCAATCGCGCCGGATAGCTGGACCTTGTAGACTGGCTTCGCGAAGAGGTTGCGGCTCATGGATACATCCCTCCGGCGCGGATGACGCTGATGATCGTCTCCGAATCATCGATAAGTTGCTGCCTTCGTTTCTCGCCCTCGCCGGTCGTATCCGCGCACTGGTACATTCGGACGTAGAAAAGCGCGTCCTGAAGGCAGGTGAGCGCGGCGGCGACGTGCGCGAGACGGGTTGATGCGGATGCGATAAAAGGATTCTGAAAATCAGCGGCCATCAGTTCGAGTTGTTTGGCCAACTCATCGAGCGGGATGTTTCGGTTCATCATAGCGTCTCCAGATCAGGTGTACCGGGGCAGAGCTTGTCGCCATCCTCGCGTTCGATGATCAATTCAAGGATCTGATGGCCGTCCTTCGCGATCAGGCTACAGATATGCTTGTTGTCGTCGTAAATGCTGAGCGGTGTCGCGCCGGATTCTTGCTCCTCGCCGGTTAGGATGGCGTTGAACAGGTCCACGATGGTCTGGGCGTTCTGTTTGGACTGAATGGTTAGTTTCATTTCTTTGCTGTTGTTTGACTGGTTTCGAGAGAGGAAAGTTTTCGCATGACACGACGGCCATAGGCTCGCGAGGAGGACCGCTTGAGGGCTTTTGGCCCACCCTGCCAGATGCGTGCGAGCGATTCGTCGCTGAGATTGCGTCCGTAATGCGAAAGGTATGCGTGGGCGATGAACGTCGCGACGGCTCGGTTGGTGACTTGGGCGTGCGCGTAATGCGTCCCCATGATCCGATTCACGTCGCGCACAAGAATCGGTTTGATCTGGAGCGCGCCAAGTTCGCCGTGACGGCCACGGGCAAGATCGTTTCCGTGAGATTCGATCTGGATGAGCGCGGATAAGAGCAATGGATGCATGATTTGATGCGCGGATGCGGTTTATTCGTTGGATTTGATGCGCGGGGGATGTTTTAACGGTTCGATTGCGGATTGTCTCGCATAACCGTACGAACCACACGTCCGCCGAATCGTTTGACCAGTCGATGCGCGTCGCGCTTGGCGTTGCGGCCTTGGAACGTGTACTCGCTTCGACCGTAAAATGCCGTCCAGTAAACTTTCACGGTTGCCCTTTCGCCTTCGCGATGATGGCGCGAGCAAAGTCTAAGTCGTCGTCGTCGGCCATCGGGTGCGCGAGACGTTCCAGCGCGGAGAGAAGATCGGGGGCGGATGCGATAAGGCGAGCGTTTGCAAGCGGTTCGTCCATGTGAGGCGCGAAGGCGCTTACGTTGATGAAGGCGAGAGAGAGCGCGCCGTGTGTATGGTTCACCGATTCGTCGCGACCATCGATGATCTTAAGAGTCGAATGCGTCGGGTCGAATTGATCCTCGTCGAATCGGACAAGCCACGGACCGGGAGTGTGGGTTTTCATTGGGTTCAGGCTTTGACGGTGAATGATTCTGCAAAACGAATGCCTTCGGCGCGGCCTGATTCGGAGCCGCCTAAAACGACAGCCTCGCACGCGGAATCCGATAGCTGGCGCGCATAGGCATTCCAATGTTCGCGTGCGTCGCAATGCGCGATATGGCATTCGCGGTGCAGCACGCCGGCAAAAGCGGTGAAAAAGTCCTGTTTCACTCCTTCGACCGCATCGTCCATGTCGATAGCGCGGAGAAGATCCGCATCCATGCGGGACAGGGTCATGCGCGGGAGGATGACTTCGACGGCAAAGTCGCGTGCGTCGGCCCAGATTGACGAATAGGCGTTTGTGCTGAGCCACAGGGAGCCGTCGTCAAAAAGGTGGTACACGGAATCGTCACCGCCAGTGCCGGCGCGGAAAGAGTCTGCAATATCGTCCGCGAATGGGGGCAGTTCCTCAAGTAAATCCTGTTCGTCGGGCGTGAAACTATCGTCCATGCGGTAATTATGGCGGACGTAGGCACGGGCGGATAACGGGAGCCGGCGCGCTTCGAAAGACGACAGGACCGTATCGCGAGCGATTATCTTTTCGAGGATGGGGATTAGCTTTGGATTCATTGGATTATTTGAGAGTGATTTGACCGTTTAACATTACGACCGTCGGAAGATAGGAATTCTTGCCGTGCGTCCGTTTGAGGGCGCGGGAATGGCGGACCTGTGCGCGGGAAGCGGTTTCGAAGGAGCGATGGCGCGATATCGTGCGCATATTGAAATGATCGAAGAGGGAATATTTCATTGGATGCTTTCGTTGGTTTGAGGAGGACTTATGGCCTACCCTGTCGCAGCACGCTTTCGCATGATGCGCGTAGGATAGGTCAAACCGGCTCCGGTCGATTCAGGCTGTCGATAGCTGCGCGCATAAGGTCAACAACATAGAAATTTTCTTCAGGCTTCAGTGGGTTTTCGTAACCAGTGCAAAAACCAACGCTGTCGGAATGATGCCATGCGCCGTCCGCGTAGAATTCCGAGATGACGCACCAACAGCCGAGGTTTTCGATAGTGTCGAGCATTTGCTGCCGTTCCTGCGCGGAATCCGGTTCTCCGAAAACGGAGAAATAACTTTCGGTTTCCGGTTCTGCGCGGAGGCGCACAAGATGCTTGGATTCAAGGGCGCGGAATTCTGAGATGATTGGTTCAGGTGACATAATGGTTGATCGGTTGCGGATAGATTGGCCTACCCTTTCGCCCTACTCTTTCGAATAAGGCGCGTAGGATGGGTCAACGGTCCGCGTTGCAATAGGTGCGGTAATCTATGCGGCCGATCAAATAATCGGCGCATGCGCGGGAGCGTTTTTCCGTCCATCCGACTGGACCAGTCAACCAGTCGAATATGTCAGAGTATGTCAGGCCGCGTGCGGATTTGCGTGCGTGCGTGAGGTTGCCGTTTAACAGGTTGTCCACGGCGGTTGCTATGCGTTGAATGGATGCCATATGGGTTTTTATTTGAGGTTAAAAGCTTCGCGCCAGGCGAGGTAATCGTGGCAAAGATCAGTGTCGAAAGAATAGACTCCGATATCAGGGAAACCGTCTGCGCGCAGACAGGTGACAAAGAGCCAACGGCGGCCGTGCATCACGAATGGTTCCTCGCATTCGCGCAAACGCAGGAAAGGGACAAGCGGTATATTGGACATGGTGTTTTATTCGTTGGGTTTAGGGTTTAGAAAGTACAGCAACCGCAGCATGGCGCATCCTCACAACGGCCGCGTGCATTGCGCGTACCCGTCCAACCGGATGAGAGTTTGACGCAGACTAGGTCGGTGCTTTGCGCCATGCGGCCGGTGCATGCATTGCAATCTATGCGCCATGCGCGGCCGCGTTTAGAGACGGTTCCTAGGCCTGCGGGAACCTGTTCGTGACATTGGACGCACTGGCCAGAGTATCGGTTGATCATTGGGTGCTTTGGTTTGGGTGCTTTGGTTTGAGAGTTAAAGACACGTTGCAAGCCACGCTTTCGCATGGCTTGGCACGTTGCTTTAACCTACCACGAAACCGCTTGTGTCGGTTTTTGCTTTGCCCTTGGCGGTAAGGCCGACGACGACACCCTTAGGATCGAGGAACCGCAGGTCGTTTTCGTCTCCGTTGATGACCTTGAATCCGTTCCAATGTGATGGGAGTACTTTGCCACGGAAAACGACCGCCACGTTACCGCCACGGGCCAGAACATCGAGACATTGGGTTTCGTTGGTTTCGGAGCGCGAAAATGTGAGAGAATAATTGGAAGGTAGTTTTCCATCTAGGAAGGAAACCATGCGTGCGAAACTTTTCGTATAGTCGTAAAAACGGGTCGTTTTAAACGCTTGGATGACCGTATACCGTTCCCAACCAATGTCCGACGTACCATTGAGACGGATGACCGGGGTCATTTTCTTGGCCTTGGCCTTACGGATGACAGCTGTGACGTTGTCTTTCAGCGTGGCAAGAAAGGCCTCACGGTCTTTGACGTAGAAAATTGTCTTTGCTGTGCGTGCCTTTTGGACGGAGTTAAACGCGCCGCGTCCGGCGTAGTATAGGCAAAGGTTGTCACAAGCGACGGACGCATTGGGGCAGACATTAATGAGGCCAGATAGTTTTCCCGGGGCAAGGTATAGGATTCCGGTCATGAAGCCACGTTTTTGGCCTTTGACGGTCTTTGCGTTGGTGTCGACGGATAGGAGGGTTTTGGTCATGGGATTTAGAATTGAGATTTAAAGAAAACGAAGAAAAACGCGTAACTGGCGACGGCGTAGGCCGTGGCCACGAATAGGAAGGACAAGAGTTTTCGTTTCATGGGATTCAGGCGGTAAAGACAACGGATTCGTTTTCAACGGTGTAGGCCAGTGAACCGGACAACAGGCCAGTGACGATTTCAACGGACAGGCCATAGCCTTCGCAGAGCAAGCGGACGGCCCATTCCCGTTGAAACGGAAAGTGCGCCTTAGCTAAGGCGACGATAGACGGTGTAAAGACCAGAGCGGTCGAATTCAAGCGGTAGGTTTTCATGACGCAAGCAAGGTAGGGGAAGGATGGAATGGCGTAAAGAAAATTCGAATAAATATTTTAGAATGAGAGGGAAAAGGGCTGATTTCATTGGGGAAAATGCGGGAAAAATTTTTGAGAGGAGAACCACTGGCGAAGCCGAAAATCGAATTTTTGAGCGGGGGAAACGTGGAGTTGCAACGGACGGCGCAACGGCCAATCATCTCAGGATGACGGCCAAGCAATGGAAGAGCGCAACGGCGCAGTATCTCAGCGGGAAAGAGTGGGCAGCAATTGCAAGCGATTTGAGCGTGCCTATAAATACTCTGCGCAGTCGTGCTTGTCGTGAAGGGATTACGAAAGTGAAAGCGCAAATGCAAACGGTTTGCATTGAAAAGAAAACCCAGAGCCTAGAAAGTCTCTCTGCTTTGGTACGTTCGAAACTAGCGGCTGACGCTGCTTCTACGCTTGAAAGGATCGAAAGTTACGACCTTGACGGCATAAAGGACGAATCGCTTAGAGAAGGTATACTTCAGTCAGTATCGAAGCGGTCCGCACTCGTCTTCGGCTGGTCCGAAGGTAACGAATCGACCAGCGTCTCGATTAACCTATTGGGCAGCATGCCGGATCGGTTCGCAGAGGTTGTCGTAAGCAATCCCGTTTGAAGTGAATATAACACCCATTGTACAACGGGGGAAAACTTATAGTCAGGATTAGATAATCTAATGGGACAAAAGGATTGTTTTTCCTAGGATTGGCACGCTTTGTGGCACAAAGTAGGGCACCCCCCTTTTAGGGGCGGCTTCGTTTACGATACCCCCCTCAAAAATTTTCCGTCTTTTTGACCATGTTAAGTAAAATTAAAATTGGTCAAGTTATTTCTCTCAATCAAGCTGAGAGGAAGTTGGCCCACTTCGTAGCCAAGAATCGCAACGGCAATAATCGTCATTTCAACACTACGAACTTGAAGATAAGCGCGGATGACCCTGCGACGGTGGATTTGGAGGGCGTGTGCGGCGAGATAGCTTTCTGTAAGCTATTCAATGTCTACCCCGACATCGACACGGATCGAGAGCCTCCGCACCCGCTCTACGACGCGATTATCCCGCCCATCCCACCGGGCATTCGCATCGATGTGAAGACGACCAAGTACGAGAATGGAAAGCTACTGGTCGATGCGCGCAAAGGCTCCAAGACCGATGGCGTGGATTTCTACGCGCTGATGACGGGTCAATTCCCCGGTCCGTATACGTTCAGGGGATTCATCGCGAAGGAACATATCATCCAGCCGCATAGAATAGGAACGCTCATCAAGGGATTCAAAACCTACATGGCAGATCAGAGCGAGCTAACGGACGAGGTAACTATATTCTAATTGACTCATGTGGCGCTATTATGCGTCATTCCGGGCATCGACCCTAAGCAAGGCGGAGGCTTGGTCAGCCATCGCAAAACTGTCTAAGCGGCAATGACGCTCCGCATCGGTCAGCGCGTAGGCCACAAATCCACGTCGTGTGGCATGGATAGAATGGCCTACCAAATGCAGATAACGTCGGTTTAATTTTTTCTCAATATGGCTTGTCCCAATGTCTTCAACGCCTTCGCCGTAGCGACTGAGTCGCTCGCGCAGGACGTCTATAAACGCGCCTCGTATCGCTCGATGTGGCTCAATATGATTGAGCGCGGAGAGTATCCTCAAGGTACTGGCTTGACCCAGACCTCGTACAACACGACCAGCATCGAGCCGACTTCGGCTGAGGAGTGGTCGGCCATTACGCTCGCCAGTGGCGAAAACGCTGGCGCTTGCGATGTCACCTATAATGACGTTCCGGTTGGTTTTAATTCCGTCACTTGGAGTCCTGAGCGTTTCGCGCTGAAAGGTCCGCTTCTGTGTAAGGATGACCTGACCTATGACCACCGCGTCGAGGCGTTCTTGCGCGTCTACTTGGAGAAGCTCTCGATCCGCGCTCAGCGTTCATGGGAGACTCGCTATCAGAATACGTTCGCGAAGTTCGCGATCAAGGCTGTGGCCGACTCGTCCTTTACTCAGGTCGAGACGATTCCCTCTGGCGTGAATGAGTTCCCGTGGATTCAGACCGGATCGGCTGGTCAGGCGCTCAATCAGTCCACCTCTGAGTTGACTCAGGAGATGCTGGATGTCGCGGCTGCTACGCTGATCCGTAACGGTGCGACGAATCCTGATAGCTCCGGTTTCATCTCGTACAGCAGCGATGGTCCGGTGTTCCCGTTGTACATCGGCTTGGAGGCTTCGCAGCGTATCGCTCAGAACAACCCAGCGTTCCGCGATGACTTGCGCTTCGCTGATCAGGGCAGTGGCGCTGGAGCGGAGTTGCTCAAGCGGATTGGCGCGAACCGGGTCATCAAGAACTATCGCCATGTGCCGAATCTGTTCCCGCCCCGCTTCACTTATGCCGGTGGCAAGTACACGCTGGTCCAGCCCTTCACCAGTTCGAGCGGAACCAAGGGTACTGTGTTCAGCGTCAATTCGAGCTGGACGACCGCTCCGTACGAGGCTGCGTTTATCGTGACTCCGTATGTGTTCAAGAGCCACATCGTTCGGCCCGTGAATCGGGTTGGCGATTTGGCGTGGATGCCGACCAACTACATGGGCGAATGGCAGTGGGTGACTGGTGCCTATAAGTTCAATACGGACTGCGAAGATCCGTTGGAGAAGAAGGGTCAGCATTATGCTGAGTTCGTTCACGCAAGTGAGCCTATATTCACTAACCAAGGAATGACTATTATCTTCCGACGTTGCACAGGCAGTTTAACCCAGATCATTTGTAGCTGATTTCCTCAGCAAAACGCAAGAATCCGCAGGTCGAAAGGCTTGCGGATTTTTTGTTGCCATCGTTCAGTTCTGTCCTATTTTTACTTCGCATGGACAACGAACCAAAACGTGGCGACGTACGCGAGGATGGGCGTGTTTGCTGGGGATACACTTGGAAGGACAAGGATGGAAACAAGCGGTATCAGTGGCTAACACCTGAGCGATTTGCGGAGAAGATGGCCAACGATAAGGAGCGTCTGGTCAAGTACGCCGCTGAAAACACGGAGGTTATCCGCCTTAAACAGGCCGAGAAGTACGAGAAGGGCAAAGAATACTACAAAGCCAAATCGAACGAAAACCACGCCAAAAACCGAGAGCGTAACAACAAGCGGAACGCTGAGTATCAGCGCAAAAATGCTGAAATCCTAAAACAGAAGCACAACGAGTACCGCGCCAAAAATCGAGAACGCGCGCGCCGTTGGGGGAAGCGATACAGCGATGCAAACCATTCCAAGATAAACGACAAGCTCCGTGAGCGCCGCCGGAACGATCCAATGCTGCGACTCAAGGACGCCATTCGAAACTCGATTCGTGCGTATCTTGGCAGCAAGAACACACGACGGTTGGCCACGTTTGAGATTGTCGGCTGCACTCCCGACTTTCTGCGTGGTCATTTGGAGAGGCAGTTCAGGGATGGAATGACGTGGGAAAACTACGGTCCGTACTGGCATGTTGATCATCGCATTCCATTGGCCAGCGGAAATTCACCGGAGGAGATTATGGGTTTGAGCCATTGGACAAACCTGCAACCGTTGACCGCGTTCGAGAACATTTCCAAAGGATCAAAATTGGTGTTGCCCAACGATAACTCTGAGCTAGGTTTGCCGCGTTGAATCAATAGGTTGAATGTCTTGTAAATCGCCTCACAACGAGGCACCCCGTCACTAGCCCGAAAAGTTAGTGGCGGGTTTTTATTGCCCGTTATCGCTTAGACATTGACATCCCAATGGGTCGCGTAATGCTCCCCGTATGCCGTCATTTACGATTCCAAAAGGCGTAGAAATCCCCGAGAACCTTGCGGAGGGCGAAGCGTTCCAGACTATGGCGACCATCGTTCTTGGTAAGAATGGCAAAGCGGAGGTCATCGAGATTGATGGTGTGGCCATTCCCGGATACGAGAAGAAGTCCAAGGGCAAGAAGCTGGCCGAGCGCGGCGAGGAGGAGATGGAGGTAGAGGAGGGTGCGGCTCCCGGCGGCGGTGGTTTCATCGCCGAGGTGATGCAGCGCGGCGCTGGTCCGATGGCACGATAACCGATTTTCCAATAGAACGATATGCCAAACATCACATGCGACGAGGCGGCAACGCTCATCAACGAGGCGGCGTCGCTGGGATGTCGCTCACCGTGGGAGGTTGAGTTGGCCAAGTTGGCGCTGGAGAACCGCATTGCGACGTATCTTCAGGGCGGCGGCGCGACACGCGGTGCGTATCGGTCGGTGACGACCAGCGGCAGCGTGGTGAGCGGTGATTACTTTCTGATCTGCGATGCCACGGCTGGCGCGATTACAATGACGCTTCCCCCGGCGGCGCTGGTTGCTGGTCGTATCTACGTTTTCAAGCGCATCAATGCTGGCGCGAATACGGTGACGGTCGATGCGTACGCGTCCGAGACGATTGACGGAGCGGCCACACATGTGCTGTCCCCGCAATGGAATTCGATTACCATCATTTCGAACGGTACGGCTTGGTTCATCACTTCGCATCCGTTCTAAAATATCATGGCAAACATTTCTTGCGCCGATGCGGCCACACTAATTGCGGAGGCTCAGGGAGCTTCGTGCATGAGTCCGCGTGAACGCATTCTGCTGGAGATTGGCCTACTCTGGGAAGCGGCGA